CAACGTGACCGTGCTTAGCGTTTCGAATACGTCGTTATAAACAGAGTCACTCGCTTGCGAGCCTTCAGGGATTATCGTGCCTGCTATGCCACCAAGCGTACATACGACCGTCGTATATACAGAAGGGTTCCGCGTGGAACCTGTGAGAGCTAAAATTGCATCTAAAAATACGCCGCCCGCAATATTAGGATTTATTTGATTTGCCAAGGCAGCGTTATTATTAACAACCTCTGTGCGTGCCAAGGTTTCTGCGTTGATTAAAATTCCCTGAGGGGTGCTTGCATCAACTACTAAATCCTGACCGAACGCGAGTCTATATTCGTTTTGTACGTCCGTCAATATACTACCGGTATCGGGCAGGATAAGCCCGGTATCAATTACGTATTCATAGTCCGCCATTTACTGTCCCTTGTCCAAATGTCGTGTTAATCACAGCAGTGTAATTCAATACTGCCCCCGCTGGACTTGTTTCGGTGACCGTAGTATTTATTGACAAAATATCAGTGACGCCGTCTACATTTAAAATTGCGGATCGAACCGCCGCTTCAAATTGTATAATATTCGGAACTCCGCTAAAAGCCGTCTCAAAAAACGGAATGCCAACGTCAGTATTTAAAACGACTTCGCCTAGTCTAACTTTCACTGCTTGTTCACAAACAACTAAGACCGCCGGTAAATCATAACTTAACGAGATGTTGCCGTCTCTTCCTAGGTATAAGTCGTTATTAGAGTCCACTGAAAATGTCTGGGTCATATAAATCCTCTATGGGGGTACGCCAGGTGTTATAGTGCCTGACGCGGAAATATCGCCTGAAACGTGCATCAATCCGGTCATAGTAAAGTCTCCGGTGATACTAATGCCCGACCCGCCGGTTATTGATATCCCGTCGGTTGCTGATAATGGGCCGTCTACTTGCAACCCGTTTAAAGCAACTATGTGCGCAAGCGTCGATGTCAGCGTAAGTGTTGCAGTATGAGTCCCATCGCCTACGGTCGTTTTGACACGGTCTGGCCACAGTGCGATTCGAACTTTTCCGTCGATGCTGGATAATACCGCATTGGCGTCGTCTTCTGAATTTATCGTATAGCCTTTCATGATGTCGGGCATAAATAGGCTATCAGAAAATTGGTTTTTTCTGTTCGTGTTAGGCGTAGATTCTTCGTAACTTTGCAAGAAAATAGAGATATCGCGATCGTTGGCCAATATCCAACCTAAGTCGCCCTCTACTAAATTAAAACTAAGAAAAGAACCGCCACCGCCTAGCTGCAACACCGGTACACTTGCGATCTGCGCTCGCGATATTTTATCTCCGCCTGTTGTGACTAGTGCAATAAGAGGTTGAACGCGTGCTCGATTCGCAATACGGTCGTAAGCAATCACACGGGCGGGCAACATCCCGTCTACGCTTTGAAGCATTTTATTTAAAATAAAACGAAACGCCCCCGTGAGGCTGTCTTCATCTGCGGGGTCAATAGAAGGTGGATTATAGGTGCTACTTGTCATCGTTGTTTAATCGCCTCCGCTATAAAGTAGAAAGGAGTGTCTCGGTTTGCAAGATCAAAGCCCAATTTGTAAATTACATAATTGCCATTTGCGGCCGGGTATATCTTACTTGTCACCTGTAGACCCCCACCTAATGTGGTTTTATTGTCCAATAGGAATTTAACTTTAAGACCGCGCTCAGTAATCTCCGGTATCCCTATCATACCCGTATCTAAATTTAAAACCCGCGTGGTGTTGCTGAGGGGTAACCCAATGGTTTTAATAATCAAAAGCGAGTTATCCGCAAAGGCGTTGATATTACCTACTGATGAAAGGTGTTCAATCTGTTTTAACGCCGATCCTGCATACGCGTAGTTTGCTACGTTTCGATCGGTAGTTTGAAACAGTAAAGTATTATTAAGACTTGCCGCTATTTGCTGGGAGATATTAGATAAGGTAGTCACACCGGGCATACTGAAATTAACCATCTGCCCGTTAAAGAAATTGCCGGTTAAACATTTTAATGTCACACCAATATCAGGCGGCTGGGATGGTTTAGAGCTCACGATATTTCCGCTGTAAATTAATGACGCCCCGTACGATACTCGACCGGCCTCTAGTCTAACGATCTTAGGCGTTCGGTTAAGATTGAATGGTGAGGTCTGCGTTAAGATGTAGTCCTGAGTTGCGCGGTCTACGTTATAGATCGTTATATCCGCTTCGTTCTGATTTGCGTTAGCGTATTTCGTACCGTTGGCTTTAATCGCTAAATTGTCATAGGTTTTAATCTGGCCGTTAACCTCAATGCCCAGGCGCACAATACGTAAATCAAGAGTTGACGCGCCCATTACGCAGCCTTAAGCGCCGCAATTTCATCTGCGGACGCATAAATTAAATATTGAGTTATCCCAAATTGCGTCCAGTCTGGCAGGTCATCAGTTAAAGTCACGATGACGAAATTGCCGCTCGTTAAATAGTGATAGGGAATCATTGGGTACTTAGCGACAAGCCTTGAGTTACTGATAAGTTGTACGTTATCCATTGTGACTGACGCAGCCATACAGAGATTTGTATCCCGAATAGCTATATTGTAAAAATGGCCATCTAAGGTAATCGAAAAAGTTTGGTTAGGAACCGCAGCTAAATCAATCTCTACCATTCAGGAAACTCCAAAAATATCAGCTGCAAAACTACTCTGCGAGGCCGTCGGCGTATTAGGTTGCAGTGTCCCCCGATCGGTCGTCGTAGAATCCCTCGGCGTTTTAGGCTTAATGCTATACTGTGGCGTAACAAATTGGACTTGCTTTAAATTTAACGCAAGCGCGATCGCGTCATATTGTTCGGGACTTTCTTCATGAGGCATCGACGATATAAGCTGATTCTGATACGTTCCGGTCCTCGTCTGTATCGTTAACAGAGTCGAATTTAAATAATATTGTTTTATTGACTGATATATATTCAAATAATCAGAAGATTGCAATATGAACGATAGCTCGATCTCAATTGGTAGAATTATTCGATGGTCTGTGATGATCGCGCCGGTTTCGACAGGATGCTCCATCACTTTAGCCGTTTCTTTAACAACGGCCTTGATCGCGCGTGCGCGCTTAAATAATTGATTAAAACTCTGATCATAGACGGCAACCACGTCAACGGCGGGGAAACTTATGAGCGTGTCAAATATAGTTGCCATTAGGCGACCACCCCATCATCGAATGTACCTGTCGCTTGTCTGAGCTGATCACGCAGTCCGCGCGATAACGCGTTTCCTACGCCTTCACCGTCGGTCGCTTGCGTATTAATAGTAATCGGTCCGGTCTGAATTGATGCTGACCGATTACTATTGTCGTTTAAACCACTGCCAAAAATGCTAGGGGATTGATACCCGATCGGGTTTTCTGCCATTTCATTTATGTTTTTTTTAACTAGCTCGGAATTGAAAGAAATATCATTGTCCGGGTTATTCCCCGTGATGAAGCCTTTGATTTTATTATACGCGTGTAAGACAAGCTCAATTGATTTACGTATGCCGTCAAACACGCCTGTAATAACATCGCCTACTACTGGCCATTTTTCTAAGAGGTAGCCGATTAACGATTTATTCCCACGTAGGAATTGCGCGACATCCTCATAAACGATGGCGAAAGCCGCCGTTAAAGCTGCAAGGGTCGCAAGTAATAAAACGATAGGTAAATTCAGGACTATGAACGCAACCGCTGCGATCCCTGCCGCTGTCGCCAGTAGACCCAAGGCCGCCGTCACTAGATCGCTATGCTGTTTTAAGTATTTAGCAAATTCGGTAAATTTATCTGCAATTTCTGCAATAATCGGTAAAACTCTTGATGCCACTTGTATCCAAATGGATTGAAATGAGCGGCTTACATCAAACCACGCGGCATGAAATTGCTGCGCGATTGCTTGATTTTCCTTTGTGACCGCGCCTAATTGTCTCTCTTTTTCTATTGTTTCTTCAAGTGACTTTCGCCCTTTTAATAATAGTTGGATCATTTGGGTATCTAATCCAATTGAAGAACCAAAACGTAAAGCTTTATCTGGTCCAATTTTTTGAAATACCGTAGCTAGTCGCGGTAATAATTCGACTGCAGACTGATTTGTAATATTAAGATGTTTAGCCAAAGCGCCAATTGAATTGGCAAAGCCTTCAAGTGATCCCCCGTTTCTAGCAACTGCAGCGCCCCAAGCATCTAAATCGCCGCCGTTTACATTTAGAGCATTTGATAGCTGATTTATTTGGAGAGTATATGCGTAAGCTTCTTTTATATTACCTAAGATACTTCTAACAGTCAGTAAACCTGTAGCAATGCCGGCTAACGATCGACCCATATTTAAAAAAGCTTCACCGACCGCATTACTGCTTTCATTTACGTTCTTAAGAGAGGAATTTAAATCTTCGGTACTTTTCTTAGCGTCGACTGCACCTTTCTTAACTTCAGATGCATCGCTTTTGAATAGGATATAAAATGTTTCTAATATTGACATTATTTCCCCCTATTCTTTTTCGCAGATTCTATCGCTAAATACTCGTTGTACCTCGTTACCGCAATAATCTCCCACAAATCAAAAGCGTCTTCGAGACTATAAATTGTTTTTAGTTCGTAGAGGGTGGCTTTTCCGCTTGCGACAATTGCTCCAATAAACCCGTCAACATTTTTAAAATCCACGCAGGGAGCTTCTGGGCGATACCGTCGAAGAAAATCAAGGCTCGCCCGTCGCGAAAAAAATCGCAATTGTAATGACCCATGGCTGCTTCCAGCTTCATTAATTCTTGCCAGTTTAAATGATTATCGATGATCTCTTTAGCAGATAGTCGTATAAAATCGCCGCTCGAAGTTTTAACCGACGTATACGAGATTAACTCATACATTAACTTTTCGTTTTCTTCGTAATTTCCTATTTTTGGCGTGGCCGTCGGAAGATATTGTGTGAATATCTTTCGTCCTGCCGTAGCAGGAACCTTTGAAATTTTAAGCGTTTTACCGCCGATCTCAATTTGTTTTTCTTCTATTAAATTCATACTGTTTTATTCTCGAAGCTGAATGCATAAGATTTACTTTTCAAGCGCCCGGCGCTCGCGATTGAATTCAGCGGAATACCGTCGGTAATGACGCCGTTCGTCAATACTACAATCCGACCGTCAGGATAAACGCCGCTCATTGTTATAATGTCGCGCGCGCCAATTTTTCCGCGTCCGACTCGATTAGCTTCTAATAAAATTCCAGCTAAGATGTCGTCTTGACCGCCCGCAATCAGATTTAAAGTAATGTTTATCGGATTTGCTTTTGACCACACAATCAGATCGCCGTTAATGCCCATCGCTTTATCTGCAATCTGCAAAGAGGGGGCGTCGAATGGGTCTGCATCGTCCGCAAATTGCGTCAAATTGATGCCCACGGGGTACGTGTTTGATGCAATAAGATTAATTCGAAATCCGTATCCAGAAATATTATTCATTCAAAAGCGCTCCTCAGATTAAAACGTGTGTGCCTTCAACCTTGCGAATGTCGTCATCTTTACTGTATACGAGCTTATAGGTTGCTTGATACGTAAGATCAACTTGCTGTTCAATCACAACATCCAACCAGTACCCGTTATTTTGCACTTGATACCAAGCGTTAGGATCGTTCGTGATCTGACCGACGTAAAGTTTTTGTGTGTTCGTTAGGATTTTACCCACGCTAATTGTGCCGTTTAGCAATGCTTGGCTTACGACCGTTTGAAGTGTCGATAAGATCTGACTTCTACCCTGCGCGTTAGCGGACACTTTAGCTAATGCAAGTAGTAAGGTCATGACGGCCGCTTCTGCCGCGTCTTTCAACCATTGCTCGTTAGCGTAGGTATTCATGTCAAGCGGATCAGTTGCAATCCCGTTTAGCACACCACGTTGGAAAAACGATAGCAGCTGCCCTGCGGTTTGTGTTTGACCATAATAATTAACGCGAGCCGCGTCCAATGATGCGGATAGCGCGTCTGTAGTAACGCCTGCAGTTAAAGCAAATTGCTGGAACATATAATTTTGCACGCTATTTGGTTGCGAGTAATCCGTTGCAGCCATAATCATCATTGGCGCCATTTCGGGGTATTCGCCGCTCACTTCAGATAGGACTAAACCGTTACTACCAATAGCCGTTAAAGCAGTGGAAAGCGCCGCATAGTTTGATTGTGTGCACGGAATATAATACTGAAACATCACATTTAAACTTTCGACGTAGCTTGCCACCGCAACGATTTGATCCTGTGTTAACGACGGCATGAAAATTAAAGAGCCAAAATTATTAGACGCGTTAGCAGATCGCGCGACGGAGGCGTCGGGGGTTTCTAGCAGCGATCCATTAGATAAAATTGCACCGGTCGACCAGCCGATGATTGACTCAATATGGGTGCCCGCCGTACCGGCTTGTACCGTAACTGTAGCCGGTGTTGACGCATCGCCGCCCACAAAATTAAATGCGCCACGTGTAGAATCCCAAGTGACTACCGCGCCCGTCCATTGCAGCCCAGTAACTGTTCTAATCGCGGTTTGTAAAACCCCCGCAACGTCAGAAAGGCTTGTTACTGCGGTGAAATTCAGACCTGTGAAGGCCTGTGCGGTACCGCCTAATGTTAGGCCGAACGAACCTGCACTAATTGCCTGCCATGCGGTTAATGACTGTGTTTGCACGTTGCCGTAAATTTCAGGTGCTTGGTTCACGTTAATGTAACGAGCGAAACTTAATTCTGACGGACTTGTAATGTTCTTACTGACCCATCCAAAATAAAAAACTGATCTTAAATATTCTTCACTCGTAAAACCGAAATATTGTCCAACACTCGCGGCATTAAAAAATTCTAACGGGTTTGACTGAGTCGGTATTAAATGATTTTCTGTGAAAACCCGTCCGATCAATTCACGCTCAGGCACTATTGTTGCCGCGCCGACCCCTGATGTAACACTGACATATTTTCCGATATTAATGGCCATCGATGATCCCTCAAATTAAACGCGGTCTATTTCAAAGTTTACTTTAGTTATAATAGGTTGACTAGATATAATCGTTTGATTATGGGTTAAAACAAAATCGAATGATGATACCGCTTCAAATTGATCACGATCATCCAAAAAATAAGGATTTCTTATTTCGCCTATTCTTAAAATCCCTACGTCTGATGCTTCTAAAGTAGAAATTGTATTATCGCTTTGCAAAATTGCAGCAGCCTGATTAATTAAATCTGATGCTGTATATTGGTATGGTGTTTTAGGATTTTGCATGACTAATGCACTAATCTGAAAAGTAGTTTCATAATACTGCATTTCAGTATGGACCATTAAGTTATCGTTCTCGTCCCACTCATCATCACGACGCAAATACCCGTATCGTTTGTCACCTACCTTAAAAAAATAAACAGTAGGGCCAGAGTTAATACCTTGTTGCGTAGGTTGGTTAGACTGTTTAACCACAACATCGGTAAACCCGGCTACGACTAGTCCAGTATTAATGATGGGTAAAAATAGCCTAATGAGGTCATTATCACGCATCTTTAAAATTCCCGTTAGCGTAGTTCGTGTATGCGTTGATTGCCGGAATCGTACCAAAACCAAAAACCGGTTGATCTGTGGGCGCGGTAATTAACACGCATAGAACCCCTACCCACCCATCCTCATCGAACCAATCGTTAGAAGATTCGCATTGAAAACGTTGACCCTTAAACGCGATCTGATCGCCAGATACGTCTCTGTATACGTCAATAAGATGTTTTGAGACATAAAACATCCAGTAATCTTTTTGTAAATCCAATCCATACGATTGATACATGCTGCGCGGTATTGGCTGAAAACTTCCTTTTATATTTACTGGGGTATCATAAACAGATACGTCTTGACCAACGTTATTTAAAGATCGACTTAAATACTTATAATATGCGATCGTCTGCTGCGCGATCACATTAAAAGCCATGTTAAGTACGTTTACTCCTGGAATCATTCGTCTTCTACCGTATTTATAAGCGACCCATACATTTCAAAAGTATCCATTAATGGCTTCGTTAACAAACCCACCGTTTTTCGATCGGCTTTTTTATTTTGTCTTGCTTTTATTGTAGCAGGCTTTAAGGGGGGTTCTATAACCAAAGATATAGTCTTTCTTATATCCCCCGCTGCTTTTTGACCTATTCCTTCCATAGCGTCTGCTATGTTAGATTTATTTTTTAATATAGATTTAACGTATCTATCTGCTATAGCCGCCCATTCCGCTTTTTTACTGATAATAGTCGGTCGCATAAAGGGACGTGCCGGTATGCCTCTTTGCGGCGAACCGAACTCTTGAATTGCGGCAACATATGCGACGGGAGTATTAGTCTTAGGGTATTTTGATGTACCTAACCATCCTACTTTCCCAACCTTCCCAGCTAGATTTTTTAAGGCAATTTCTAGTTGATTTTTGCCCGAGCCTGCTACTCTAACGACTTTCAAAATACGCCTCCGGTTTTGCGAAACGCAGCAACTTCCGGTAGCCCTCCAATCCAATAGCCGCCGACGGAGCTTACTTGCAGCAACGCAAATAATTGTTGACCATAAGGCGTTAAACTAAGCCACCACTGATATTGGGTCTTAAGGGGTGGCGGTGTGAGTGATACGTTAACTTTGTCAATCGTCGCAGTTTGTACTAAACCGGGGACTTGACCGCCGGCGATAATTACAGATAAAGCGGTCAAATGTGCCGTCATTAAATTGAGGCCCCAATAACGCGCTTGACCGCTTAACGCACAAAATCCGACATCATCGTTATCCATGAGATAACCTGAATTCGTCCAGTACATTTGTAATGTCACGTCGGGAAACGACGTGACATCCGCAAACGCAGGGAATTGTTGTCGAAAGTACGTTAAATCAAATACGAAAGCGGTCAATTATTTATTTCCTCTTTTCAATTTATTAATCCCGTCTTTACTTTTAACGAAATCATCAGGAGTAATCGGGCGGGATTCGTCTTCTCTATTCATAGCGTAGCCCATTTTATCAGCGCTTCTTGCTTTTTTCTCAACCGTAATAAATCCGTTCTGCTTATGAATTAAAAAGACCGGGTTTTGATTCAATTGTTCTAATTCTTCGTCTGACACTTCAGTGACTACGCCGCGCGGGGTATGTAGTGCTTTATCTGCAACATGAGCGCCACCTTTGATATGGACAGTAGCTGTCGGAATAGAAATGTCTTTGTCGCCGTCGTTGCCTTTTCGATAATTAGCATAAGACATGGGCGCTGCGAGAGTTGAAAATACATAATTGCTCATTGAAAATCTCCTGATGATTGTACGGTTACACTTTAGTATAACCGTACTGACGGAGACGTCAATTAGATACCAGAATACCGAACAACTGCGTACGGACGTTTACACATGACGCCCGCAGTAGCATTAGAATAATCTTCCTCGTATCCTTTTGCTAGTTGTTGAACTCCTAAAACCATAAACTTAGTTGGTACGACTTGAATGAATGTACGGCCGTCATCGCTCGACATATCATCTACTCTTTCAGCGAAAAGGTAGAATACATTCGCGCCGCCGTTTGCAGAATTTAACTGCGGTGCAGAAACGACTCGAACATTTGGATACGCCTTGTTTAACCAGTCCTGAACGGAGATGCCGAAATCACTTGTCACGGACATCCAATCGACCGAGTTAGTCGCAACCGCTAACGTAATCGGGGTGGTTTTAGGATCAATGGTGTCTTGGGAGTTAGTGCGTAATGCTACTAAGCCTGTACGGATATCTCTACAAATTTCTAAAAATGTCTTGGTTGACCACAATGTGCTACTAGACGCACCTGTTGCAACGGTAACATAATTAGGTAAGCCGGGATCGTTTAAGAAACCGTAAGTGTTGTTATTTCCACTGTTATAACCTAAGAAACCGACGGTGTTACGGATGATTTCTAAAGCTAATGCAGAAGACTCACGTTTCATGGAAGCGGTGTCAACTCGCATGCGTGCCGCGCGAGCTTCTTCTTCGCGGCCGACCTTCATGCCTTCTTCAAACCGAACGACAGTCCGATAGTTGAAGTTAACATTCCAGCTGGAGAGCGGGACGTTTGTATAGTCGCCGTAAGGAACCGAGGTGCCAACACGTTCTAAAATACCTTGAACGATCTGTTCATCTTCCCAAGAACCGCTTGTTGAAATACCGACGATATCGTCAATTTTACGTGCCCCCGTGATCACAAATACAAAGCCAGGCAGCCAATTTTGTAAAAACTGAATCGGCGTGCCAATCGAAGCGGTTGTAATTGTGGGCTGGATCGCGTCCATCGCCATGCAATTCAATAGCGTCTTAGAGGACATCATCTGTTCGAGGATTCCACCGTTGATGCCATCTAACGCAATACCAATTTGCCGCAAGTCATTAAAATCTTTTACGTCAAAATCCTTAATCTGCTTAATATTTCTAGCAGGTAAAAATGAATGTTCTCTTGTCGCAGTCATTTAATTTCTCCTTAAATTATGGGTTGCCTAACACAGACGACAAAGTAATAACCGCGAGACCCGCACCGGTTACGGTAAAGTAATCGACAACCGCATTAGCTAATGTTTTACCGCTCGGCACTGCTGTACCGGGGGTAATTGTTGATAGTGCGCCGGTGGTATTGTCAAAAATTACGTAATCCCCGATTGCAGCGGCAGCGGGTAAAGTCACAATTAGTGAACCCATGCTGACGATATCTGCTTGTGCGTAGTTCGGGAGCGTTAATGTTGGCGTCAACACACTTGAGGATGTGCCTTGTAGTGGTGCGACTTTCGGGTTCGCTAAGATACCGACGTAAACCCCAGTTCCTCCGGCGGCTGCGAGACCTTGGGAGGTGAGGGTGAACGCGGTAGCTCCAATAATATTATATGCTGCAGAAGCGGAGTTAATAATAAATGACTGTGCGCGGTACGGGCCGTTTGTGAACATTTCACCGGGGACGCCGAAACCTTGTTGCAATTGAACCGCTGATTGAAAAGACATTATTCACTACCTCCATTTAAGTATTTTTCGATCTGCTTCGAGGCAGGTCGAGAGTCTTGCGCATTTACAGCTGCACGGTGCACTTTTGACGCTGCAAGATATCCTTGCAGCATTGCTTCCTCATGCCCTGCTTTGCACTTCAGACCTAATTTTTTAATTCCGTAATGCACGACTTCATCGAGAGTTTTATCCGCGTGATCGAAGGTGCCGATGTGCTGTGATAGCCGATTAGCAAGATCGTTCCGCATAGAGATTTCTTGTATTAACGCTTTTGTACCTGCAGTTTTTAAATCATTAACGTCTTTTGCGATGGCCGCTATTTTGCTGTCCATTGCACCTTTGTCTTCCGCGTCTTTCTTTTCTTCTTTATCAGCGTCTGCGTCAGTCGCTTTCACTCCTTTGACGAAATCATCTGGCTCGACATCTTCCGCTTTAGCGTCAGGCTTTTCCCTATCTTCATCTTTCGCTTTAGCGTCAGGCTTTTCCCTATCTTCATCTTTCGCTTTTGATTCTGCGGCGCCCATCATTTTGTGAACCATAGCGGACAATTCTGTGACTTGTTTTGCTAGTGACTCTAAACTCATTTCGCCTTCGTCCTTTGCGTCTTCCATCTTTGGCATTGCTATTCTCCCGCTATCAAAAGTGAATTTGTTGTTGTGATCTAAAACTGAAACGTCCGGTCCAGCTCTCCCTTCATCAACGAGTGCAAGATGATTACCTCTAATGTTTCGTTGAATCGCGTTATACCTTTTTCCATTATAGACCCCGTTTTGTATATCGTACAAGCATCTATAACCGATGGATAATTCTTTTTTTCCGTCTTCAATTAATTTTGCTAATTTCTCGGAAAATATTTTAAGATTTCCTTTGAGATACCCGTCTTCATAAAAAACGTCTTCGCCGATAATTCCGTGGATGCCTTTCGATTCTGCAGGTGTCAAGCCGTCATCTTTAGACCCTAGCATCACATGCTCGTCAATCCATGGTAACAATTTAAAAGACTCGATAGTGTCCGGACTCGCGAGTTCCTCCTCAGGTCTATAGACATAATATATTTTATCTGCGTCGAAATCAGGGCTTACTTGTGAACCCAAATAAGGAAAGACACCAACTTTAGACAACGGGTTATTTTTAATTTCTGTCCAACCGTTGAAATCTTCAATTCGTGCGCTCATAGTTACTCCTGCTCTATATCGTCAAATTCTATGACCGGTATCATCGTGCAACGACAGTTTATCGCCTGTCCTGGTATGCCACGTACAGGCCCCTCGTATCCAGCGTCGACTTGCTCCTTATTAATCACAGGTAAGTCATCAAAACTAAATACGCGACCGCCTAGCGCAATGTGGCTACGTCGAGGATGTTGACCGCCCCCGCTATGCACCCATTCAAATTTCTTAACTCCGATCGATTGCATACGTTGTTTATTAATACCATTGTACGCTTTACGAGTCTGATCTAAAGCTAAATTTTTTGCGCGACGCTCCGTCATTGCATTGTATTTTTGAATCTGCGGCAATAACGTCGACATGCCCGCCCCTGTTGTGATTGACCTCATTACAGAGCCGGTTATATCTTTAAAGTATTGTTGTGGTATCGATTTAATTAAGGATACATTTTCTTCCACGATTGCTTTAGCGATGTCCTCCATTCCTGCGGGTACTACGCCGGTCTTTAATGATAAGCCGCCGCTCAACTGTTTTAAGCTTGTAAATAAACTCGATTCGCTTGTTTTCTTAGCGCCGTTTACCATTTCTTCAGCAGTCTTACGTGATTTGAACGAAAATAACTGTTCGAATTTACCGGTTAGTTCTTTCATTAACTTTTTAGCTCGGGTCGTAATGCTGTCGTCGAGTGCCGCAGCTTCTTTTTGTTGTTCGAAAAACTCTTTTG